CCACTTCCCGGATTTAATGATGATCCACCAATTGGGATATTTGAATAAGGATAAATAGAGTATGGCAGAATTATTAGAAAACAGACACTCAATACCCACCTATGGCTATTCATTCTACGTTGATAACGAGAGTGGATATGCTTTCACTGCAAACCTTGTGTTTGAACCACAGTGGTGGAATTATGCACCTAGTTTTACAATCGAAGTTCTTGATCCCAATGGAAAATCAATTCATAAAGAATTTTTAGACTCTGTTGATTTCAAAGATAAAAATGTCTTTCATGGTCCTGTCTATGGTCCACCAGATGCTAGTCCACCACAACCTCTGAAATATCCAGATGCGGCAACCATCTACCCACTCAGTTTTGATGGGATTGCAAATGTTGAAATCAATGTACCAGCATCTGATTCTGGTGGTGGTGTTTATCAAATACGAATAGGTTCTTTTTATCATTCACAAAATGGTGAGGGCAAATACTCTAATGTGGAACTCTTACTTGATCCACCACTTCCTTATGGGTGGAAAGGTGATATGGGATTGACAGATCTTTCTAAATGGAACGATCGATCGCCGAAGTCTGGGATAGTATATTTCTGTTCATTACCACCGGGTATCATGGGGTTAGATCCCAACATAGGAATCAAACAATGGTTTCAAGCAAGATCTATGCGAACAGGTCGAAAAGGATTTGATATAAAGATATTCAAAGATGATGCCGAAAATCCCGATGCTGGGGAACTGATTACAGAATTTTCAATGCTACCAGAACTAGACTCCAGCGGCCGCGAACGAAAAATGTGGGAGGTTCACAATATAGATGAGGATGTCTCTAGATCTATTCTCACATTGGATCATTCTATAGCAGGACCAGATCATCTCAGAAATGATAAAGTAAGAGAAGTCTATAGAATTGAATGGGAGAATCGAGATCCCGAAGTGGGTGTCAATATGCACGGTGATACATTGATGATTGAAACACACGACGCAGCAGAAAATCAAGATCCATTTCCAAGTAATTTCTCAGAATTCTTTAATTATACCAGACAAGGAATCACCGACGTTCCGCTCATTATGTGTTCGGATAGAAACACTGCAATACGTTTGAATAACGGCATTAGTTATATGCACGATGATGGGTTGGAAGTTGCGTCGTGGGATAGTAATAAAATTGTTTTCTTGAATCCTAATCAAAAACGAGCATGGATGATGTTAAAGAAAGCAAGAGAAGATTATAAAGAACAAGTTGTTGCGTTTGATAAAGTGAATACGGAAGATGATCCATATTGGGTTGGTAGACCAGTAGATGTTGCAAATGGTAATGTCGGACCCGATTGGGATTATGGTGCATCAATGTCTGATGAGATCTATAATAAACTCAAAGATGATTATGACGAGAATGTAAGTGATTTCGAGCAGAGTAAATATTGGGGAGAGAATAAGTTAAATAGACTTGCCAATGCTATTTTCGGTAAAGGAACATACGAATATTTACCATGTCACATGTACGAACAAAATATGAACCCCAGTTCTCCTTGGTTTGGTGTGATATGGAATTGGCACTCTAATGTTGATGAAGATATCAAATTGGGTGGTGATCATCGAGACACACAAGGCAATCTCAGATCTTTGGGTAATCCTTATTCGAATATATTCAGATATTTGTATGATCCGAATGGAAACATTTATTCTAATTGGAAAGATAAGGTGTTTCCTAGACTCGGACCGACATCGACAATGGGCGCACATTTATCGAGGTACTATTCATTTGGCGGAGAACCTTTAGGAACTGAGCAATATCTACAGGGTGATGGATATCAACCAACCATTGGACTTGGATTCCTCCGAGATACAAATCCATTTTACAAAAATGTAGGTATAAGAAATAGACTTGTGCTTTCACTACTACAACAATTGATGTCGTATGATCAAAACTATAATAGTACGTTTTGGGACGGGGATTATAGAGGTGGAGCAATTGCATTCGTAACAAATACCATCGAACAATTATTAGATGTTTATCCTGATATCGGAACTCACCCGGATGATATTTTTCAGGGAGATGAAGCAGAAGAAGTGAAGGATATAATAAAGACGGGAATAAGAAGTCACCTTGAGAGATTTGCTGGTAATCACACCTGCTCTGCCCACAATCAATGGGTACATTGTTGGTTGGCTATGACAAAATCAATGGCATGTCTAAACGATCCTGCTATAGATTACCTATTTCTACTCAATGTAAAAAAATCAGACAACCGATACAACCACAATCATCCAACCTGGCAAGAGTCCGGTGGATACGATAATATTTACTGTGCATTCGCGGTGTATTCTTTGCATCAAGTGCGAGAGTATTTGCTCAAGAGAAGGGCCAATGTTCTAGAGTTTAATATGAATCAAGGAATTGTAAATTCAACTGATCCTGTATTAGCAAATGTAGAATTAGGTTTGCGAGATTTCCAAGGCCAGTTAAATGATATGACAGATTACTGGAACCATAGCATGACTGTTGAACCGGACGGTTCTGTTGTTGGTGCATGTGATATGAATTCCCGAGTCGATGCGGGTCACTTAGGGACGACACCAAGAAAATTCATTCAATTCATAGGAAATGAATATGGTAGCACATTACAAATACCAGAGATGTCTGCATGTCAGACACTGGTGGCACATGGAACGGGTAGACAATATGAGTCACCAGATCCTATGATTCGTAAGTGGGATCACCTGACGGCAGACCCGTACGGCGTGGTATATGATATCGATACAAATATCGGTGATAATGTAAGTGTAGAAGAACAAAGAGCATGGGTAAAAGGAAGACTAACAGAACCAGATCCTCAGTACAGATCAAAGACTCGTTTTAGAGAAAATTTTTCTAAGACGGGGACTCAATTTGACGGTCTACCGACTGGTGGAGTTAATCCGAAAGTTCCACGGGACACACCTAGAATTGCAACGTCTAAGTGGATGGACAAGGACGACAATACTGTGAATACCGATTCTATGAGATTTGCTAAAGGTATGGTTGCAAACGAAGATCTCTCCGATAATCGACCAGAACCATTTCCTTCTAACAGTAATAGATCGTTTGTTAAAGTGTGGCCTTCATTTATCAGATACTTTAATTCACCGGGAGATAATTTAAGAGTATATACAAACCAAAAAGGAGACTATCCAGATTCTTCAACCAGACCCGATATTGGTAGTATTAGTGTAAAAACCGGTTCTTATTATTGTCACATTCACGCCGATGGGTGGAGTGTCGGCAACCAAGACCAAGAGTTCAACAAGAGAAAAGATGGAACTCCTGATGGTAAAGATATTGAATACATGTGGGGCATGACTAAATTTGGGGGTGGAATTAGTCTGCTTACGACTCCAGAAAACGGTGCAGTTTTAGTTGGTAAGCGAAAAGGGTTTTTGGCATCTAATCAAATATTCTTAAAGAGATATACAAAATCAGATCCTGCTGAGGATGCAGATCTCGGACAAATCGCTCCAATATGGAACAATTTAGTCGAGGCGGACAAATCTGGTTATGCTTGGGCATATCCGTCCCCCAATAATGCTACAGCAGAATGGAATACTGATCTGGGATCTGGTGATATTGGAACATTTACCCACAGACAAGCATTTAATAATAACTTTTTCGGATCACCGGGTAACTTCGAAGATGGACATTTATCTGATTCATTCGAAACGATGGCAGCAAGCGGTGGTATCGGTTATATTGTGAGGGAATATGTTTTCAATGAAGACAATATTGTATGCAACGTACAAATAATGCCTTTTCAAACTGTAAACTGGGATGAGGTCTATATGACACTTCCAATTTCTATTATGGGCCGGGGATACAATAGTGGAGACGGTCAATATGTACAGACTGATGCGGCGAGGGCGGCGAGGGGAAGAAAGAATATTTCTGGTGATAAATTTGAAACACTAAAGAATGGGTGCTGGAAAAGAGAAGTATTTGTGAATGATACTAAGGTTACAGTTGGTCATAGATTCTTCGATCCTTCTGGTACAGAGTTTGAAATTACTACTCCCGGAGTTGTTGATAAAATTGAGAGGATGGTTTCTGGACCTGGCACAGATCCTGCATACCCACAAACTGGAGATGCACCAATACAAGACGGAAATTTCTTCTGGCCCCCATCACAAGAAACTTTAGACAAACACTTGCAGATGAAATGTACACACGAATTGAACAGTTCTAATCTAGCATTTGAGATAGAAACCGTGGATGATCTATTAGAGTATTGTAACGAGGGCAAGGATCAGACTGATAATTTTATACAGTGGTCTGTTCCTGCACCATCAGGATATCATAGCAAAACCAGACCAGGTAAAACGGCAGACGATAGTTTACGAGTTCAGTTTTCTGATCAAGTCAGAAACTGGACTGGCGGCCAAGCAATTAATTTTTCTTTCATAATTACACCCGGTAAATCTATGAATGATGCTGAGGCGGGCGTGTAAATAGTATAAATACTATTACATCTCAAAATAATATAAGTTAAGGATTGTTGTACATATGGACTTATTAAAATCAGTAGATCTCGGTTTTTATGTTGAACTTGGAATCGTGATTGCTCTGATCGGTATGGGTATAACATGGACGTTAAAGCAGACACTCAAAAGATTACTAACCGGCAAGACAAACCGCCGAGCAAACGATCAATTGTGGGATATGCACAGCGAAGTACATGAAGCACTCACTGAGGCACGAACGAAAGTAGATGCCGCAAGGGCAATGATCATTCAGTTCCACAACGGGGAATACTTCCTCGACGGTTCTGGTGTGAAAAAAATGTCTACCTCACATGAGTCGCTTCGTTATGGTATTTCTAGTTGTGGTGAAAAACTTCAAAACATCTTAATCTCTATGTGTGTTTCTTTGCTTCGACAGATAAAGAAAGATAAACCAACCGTGGTTTATCTCCAAAGAGATTGGCGAGAAGAAGATGCAAGTTCATATTGTAAGAACTTCTTAGAGTTACACAATGTTCTGGCATTCTCAGTACAACCATTGAAGCACCACGGACTTATTACTGGTTTTGTCATGTTCCAGTGGTGTGCAACAGATAAAGTAGATGCTATTGATGAGAGAGTTGTTGAGGGAATAATCGACGAGTCAGTTCGTAAGATTTCTACACATCTTACACTTCAGGCAGATAAATAGATATATGAGAGATAAAAAATACAAATTCACAGATCTAGATCTTTCCTTTACTCGGAATCCCATCACAGGAGATGTTCCGTTAAAGACCGATTATGAGGCAGTAAAAAGATCTATACGAAATTTGGTAATGACAAATCAATACGAAAGATTATTTCAACCGGGACTCTTCGGTGGAATAACAGATCAATTATTCGAATTAGCAGGACCATTTGCGGTCATCGAAACTAAAGATAGAATAAAACAAGTTATTCAGGATTTCGAACCTAGAGCAGTGGTGCAGGATGTTACGGTATCAGTATTAGCAGACACCCACCAAATGGAAGCAACCGTAACTTTTAGGTTGACAAACGACGACAGAATCGAAACCTTGAATCTTGCACTGGAGAGATTACGATAATGGCAACTAACGACAGAAATCTCGAATTAACAGAATTAGACTTTCTGGATATCAAAGAATCTCTCAAGACTTATATGAAGTCTCAGAGTGTGTTCAAAGATTATGACTTTGAAGGATCTGGGTTATCCGTTCTTCTTGATGTTCTTTCATACAATACCCACTACATGGGTTTCTATGCAAACATGGTTGCGAATGAAATGTTCTTAGATAGCGCCGTCATGCGAGACTCCGTTGTCTCTCTTGGGAAGCATCTTGGATACACACCAACGTCAAAGAAGGCATCATTTGCAACCGTAAATGTAAAGTATAACACGACTTATGTTGCTGGCACTTATTTGCCTGCATTTACTACGTTTTCTGCCAAAGGAGAAAACGGAGTGGACTACACATTCCAGAATCTCACACCAGTGTTAATCGAAGAAGATACGAACTCTGACAACGTGGGTAATGGAATCGCACCCAACGTAAAGATTTATGAGGGTGAAAGAAGAACAATTTCTTTTGTGTACGATTCCACCGTCACCAACCGAAGATTTAGAATTCCCGATACGAATGTAGATACAAATCATATTACAGTGAATGTCCAAACATCTGGAACAGATAGATCTGGTTACTTTGACGCATGGGATGTAGGAACCAATTTCACTGAATACAAATCTACTAATAAAGTATATTTCATACAAGAAGGAAATGATGACTTTTTCGAATTGTATTTTGGTGATGGGATTGTCGGACAAGCACTGACAGATGGAAATGTAATCACCATAACATATTTGTCTACGACAGGATCTTCCGCAAATAATATTGGACGAAATGATTCCGCCAGTAGCAGAGCATTTACTATATCCGGAAATGCTTACATCGAAACCGTAGATTTTTCGTCTGGTGGTGCAGATCCAGAAACAATCACAGATATTAAATATTATGCACCGAGAACATTCCAAGCACAGGATAGGGCAGTCACATCAGGAGACTATGAGGCGATTGTTGCTAAAGAGTATGCAGATGTTGAAACGATAAACGTATATGGTGGTGAGAACGAAACCCCACCCCAATTCGGTAAGGTATTCATTTCGATTAAACCCGAGAGTGGTAGATATTTAAATGAAAGTGCCAAAAGAACTATTGTTCAAGACATTGTAAAGAGTAAAAATCTTGTCAGCATTATTCCCGAAGTCATAGATCCGGAATATCTTTATCTATTAATGAATACAGAAATTTTGTACGATCCAAATAAAACTCTACTGGGTCCACAGGCAATTAACATCTTGGCTAAGTCTAATATAATTTCTTACATTAATGTAGACTTGGAAAAATTCGAAAAGGATATGGTTTTCTCTAAACTGTTAGAGAGAATTGATAACACAGAAGATTCTGTATTAGGAAACCAAACTACAATAAGAATTCAAAAGTGGTTATATCCGACTCTGGGTGCTTCTACTGGATACACAATCAATTTCAAGAATCCAATATTCCATCCACATGCTGGTCATATGCCTGTTCTTACTTCTACATATTTTCAACACCTAGATCTTAATGGCAAAATGCAGACAGCATTTGCAGAAGACGATGGTCGTGGGTTTATTCGACTTCTTTACTTCGAGAAAGGGACTAAGAAGATTCTGAATTCAAATGTAGGTACGATAAACTATGAAAAGGGTAAATTAACTTTATCGTCAAACTTCGTTCCTGTGTCCATTGAGGAAGGAAGTGAATTTATACGATTCACTGCAATTCCAGATGATCAGGATATTCTTGCAACCAACAATTTGATTCTGACATATGACGAAGATGATAATGATGCAATCAAAGTTTCAGTAACAACCAAGCAACTTAGAAGAGAAAAATACGATCGTGTTCCATCTTCCCTTGCAGTTGGATTGGATGCATATCAAGTACCAACAGGTGCGGACAGTACAATAATCAACACACTACCTTCTTCAACATTCTATAGTGGTGATGGTAGTAGTTCTAATGCAGACAGTGGTCAGAGCGGAGAAGATGTTGTAGAGGGAACCGTGATATCAGATCCACCGATAGAACCACCAACTGATCCACCCGGAGGCGGTGGTGGCGGCGGAGGCGGCGGAACCGATGGTCCAGACTCAGATCCACCCGGTAGTGGAGACGGCGGAGGCGGTGGTGGACAAAATGATTCAGGTAGTGATGGTGATCCGATTGATGTACCACCGGGTGGAGGGTATTAATGTCTAACGACTATAATAGTTTACCCCTATTATTCAAGTTAAAGTCCTTCATTGATATCCAACCATCGGATATCTCTCAGGTTCTCGCTGAACTGACTCCAGAACAAGAGTCGGTTCGTTTCCGTATATCTCCCTTCATTGAGTCACAGGTTCCGGGATTTGTTCGTTCTGATTACCCTATGTTCATTTCATTCATTGAAGCATATTATGAATGGGTAGAGCAAAATGAAAATTCTATCGGGGCAATCAGTAGACTAACTTCAGTTTCTGATATTGATACCACCATATCCTCGTTCGTCAACCAATTCCGAAATACTTACCTCTTAAACTTTCCGACAGAGTTGGCAATTGGCGATGATGGTGTTACACCACTAAACATACAGAGTATAATAAAAAACATAAAAGAATTTTATAAACTAAAAGGCACTGAAAAGGCCTTTGAGTTTTTATTCAGGATAATCTATAATAGTGTCGTTGGGTTTTATTATCCAGAAGAAGATATGCTACGAGCATCTGATGGTAGATGGAAAAATCCAGATGTTATAAAAACAACAGCATTCGGCGGCGATGATATCTTTAGTTTTGTTAATAAAAAATTAAGACAGAGAGATCCTTACAATAAAAAAATTACCGCATTCGCAACAGTGGATTCCGCAATACAGTACACGGTACGAGGTGCTTCGATTGCAGAACTTTCATTACGGGAAATTACAGGAACATTTGTTCCTGGTCGGCCAGCGTTTTGTAATGTTGGGGGAACGACTGGTGATGTTTATGAAAATACATTTGGCGTCTTATCTAGTGTCGATATAACAAGTCCCGGATTCAATTACAGGGTAGGCGATCCAATTATCTTGAATAGATACAGAACAGGAACTGATGATGTTCTAGTGTATCCACAACCCAATTTTGGGTGTGCGCCCTGCTGTGCATTTGGTATTTACGAACAGGACCCCTCGATACCCATTGGTGAGATTTACGGGGTTCCGGGTGCGGGAGCAGCAGGATACGTCTCTCAGGTGGGATTGCAAGGTGAGATCCTAGAAATACACATAACAGACGGCGGGGTATTTTATAACGAACCAGTTCCATTTAGCGTAAGAACCCAAACGGGAGACGGTTCTGCATATGGATATCTTATCCCCAAAGCAGTACACACAAAACCTGGCTACTATGATGGAAACAAAGGCAAGATTAGTTCAAACAAAGTTTTCCAAGATAATGATTATTATCAGGTACACTCTTACGTTTTGAAATCTGAGATAACTCTAAACAAGTATAAAGATGTGATAGAAAAATTAATCCATCCAGCAGGAATGAAAGTGTTCGGAGAAATATCTCTGATTAGAGTATTGGGTAGAAATTCAACTCAAGACTTAAACATAACTAAGATTCAAGAGTATCCGATTATTGGTCACTATACTCCGTACACTTCTGGAACAACATTGAACTTAAGGAACAATGGATATGTTGGAAACACGGGTACATGGATCGGTGCATCTGGAGATTTGTATCCGAGGGGGTATAATCCATTCGCAGCAACAGGTCCAGACGGATCTGTATTCAACGAGGGTGTTCATGGAATTACATTTGTTACCATGCCAGAAGGCGGAATAACAAGTCACGACCCATTAGAAAGACCGCTGGGTAGTAGCGGAGCAACACACGGATATGGAACTGCAATTGATGGTGGATATACTGCTGCGAAGAATCTCGGAATCACATATTTCTCAATTTACTTCCATCCAAATGTTCGAGGTATAACAACAATACCATCCGGAATTTCCTTTGATGGGATAACATTACACAACTTTGTACAGTTAGATGTCAACAATGTCGGACCAACTGGCGGAGATATATACTAGTATGGCAATAGAAAACTTTCAAAAACCCTTCGGTCGTCATTTTGCGACCTCATTGATCTCTGACTTTGATAAAACAAACGAAGATCAATATTACTTGTTCATTGGTAACGTAAATGAGTGGCCCAATGAATCAGTACCACCCGGTGTTACTGGATCGGTAGATGTACAAAACGATGCATTTAGGAATGCCATTGCAGCAAAACGGATAGACAAAAACAATGCGATTCATATTGTCCCGAGGAACAACTGGGTTTCTGGTTCGGTATATGATGCATATGACGACACTCTCTCTTTATACGAGTCTCCATCGGCCGGTATTACCGCAAACAACTTTTATGTTCTTGCTGATGAACAGAGAATTTACAAATGTATTGATAATAACAACGGTACAAAATCTACACTAAAACCAGAATTTCTCGGAACTGATATTACCCAAATTGGGGATGATGGTTACAAGTGGAAGTTCTTGGGTAAGGTTACGGAAGATCTAAGACCTTTCATGACAACTGATTTTATTCCAATTCGTATTGTCACTGACATCACAAACACAAACGACATCCACCAATACGAAACACAGAAAAAAGCAGTTCCCGGAGCAATAGAATATTTCAAACAGGAAATAAATGGTTCCGCAGTATATGCTGCCGGATTTTCTGAGGGTACACGAAAATCTTGTCAGCATGGGAACACTGGTGATTTAAATCGTGTGTACTTAGATAAAAATTCTTCCCCAAATGAAATTTCTTCATATTATGAAGGATATGCAGTTTACATTGTAGATGGTAGGGGATCAGAAGTAGGTCAGTATCGTAGAATTTCAAATTACATTTATAAAGACGGAACTGGAACTGCGAAATTTGATGGCGATCCATACATTGTTTTAGATCAACCTCTTGATTTTGAATTGTTTTCGGACGAAACTTTGGGTAACTTGGACTCCGAAAAACGACCTTCATCTTACATCATCATACCACACGCAGTGGTCACAGGTGATGGAACTGCATGTACGGTAAGAACTAAATTAGATACGGCGAACCAAGTTAGTGATATTGTTCCCATTACAAAAGGAAAAGACTATAGCGTTGCAATTGTTGATATCTTAACAACACCCACATCAGGAACTGCTGATTCGTGGAGACCTATAATTAGTCCGAAGAGAGGTCATGGTGGTAACATCGTGATAGATCTGGATGCGTCCAGAACAATGATTAACATGAAAATCGAACGTGATGAAAATGCATTCATCACAACAAAAAATGATATACGACAGTTTGGTATAGTAAAAAATCCTATTCTAAATGATGGAACCGAGAGAGTTGCTGGTAGTGAACTTGCTCGGGTTTCTGAAATCGTGTTGAGAAAACCAGAATTCGTAAACGGTAATTTTGATTATACCAATACAACAGGTACTTTCCTTGACGGTAAATATATCATAGGTACGGAAAGCAAAGCAACTGCCAAAATACGATCTTTCCATTCCAGAAATCCTGATTCTCTTGATATCCTCATTGAAAATTCAAATGGAGTTTTCAAAACACAAGACATTAACGACGACACAAAACGAATTGTGTTTGGAGTTACGAGTGGTAATTTGAGCGAATTTGTTGTTGGTGAGAAGGTATCACAATACACAGGAATAGGAACAGGTACTGCGGAAGGAATCGTTGCTGATTGGGATTCTGTTAGACAAGAACTGTTAGTAGAACCTACCATTGGATCATTCTCTGGTTCAACTCTTGCCGCAGAAGTTCAAGGAAATAGTAGTGGTGCATTCTTCCCAAATATCAAACGAGTTGAGGCCAAGGGCGGAGAACTCATAAAGACATTTGTACAAGGTTCAACCACGGATGCGATATCATTTCAAGACATTGCTGGAGAACAAGATATCGCTAGAATTGTGTCTATTGATGATAGAACCTCTAGCACTATTTTGAATAAACTATACAGAACCACAACAAATGTTATTGTTGAAGGTAAAACAGATTCAACAACCGCTACTGGATATAAGTTATCAGAAACTGCATTCTCTCCTGATGATATTATAGAACAGGGATCTAAAATCAATTCAACTTATGCAAAGGCAAGTGTAGTTGAATGGAAATATGAATCTGGTGCAACAGGTGAATTACTTCTGTCAGATGTAGTTGGAACCTTTAGAGGTGGAGTTGGAACAGACGGTTTTGGTCTTTCTGGTGGATCACCCAATGCTCCAAGTAACAAGTGGATTACTAGCGTGTCTGAACCAGAATTGAAACTATCATCTGGTGATGTATTATACATAGAGAATATAAAAGAAATAGATCGCAACATCGAACAAGCAGAAGACTTCAAGATTATTCTTGGTTTTTAAGGTGGACAAATAAATGGCATCATACGATCCGACATTACTGAACATAGATCCATACTACGACGACTATGACGAAGACAAGAAGTTTCTCCGAGTCCTGTTTAGACCTGGTTATGCAGTTCAGGCAAGAGAACTTACTCAACTCCAAAGCATCCTCCAGAACCAAGTTTCTAGAATGGGTGATCACATCTTCGAGGATGGTGCAAAGATCATCGGTGGTGATCAGTCCGTTCAGAACTGTTCTTATATTCGAGTTGTCAAAGGTGCTAGTCTGGATCAAATTGGTGGATATGATATCAGTCAGATTAAGACTGATGGAAGCACAACAGAAAATGTCAGTGCAAGAGTCGTCCATTATGAAAGAACCCCAACGTCTACCGTAGATAACTACGATCTTCTGTATGTAAACTTCCTCCAAGGAAATACATTTCAACCTGGCGGCACTTTTGGATCTACATTTGTTGGTGGAACTGGAGCAGGTGAAATAGCACCAGTTTCTAGCGACAGCACCGATGCAACCGTAGTTAACGGTGTGCAGGGAAGATGTAAAGTTATCACTACCAGTCCCGGTATTTTTTATACCGATGGATTCTTTGTAAAAACTGATAAACAATCGACTTCTATCTACGGATTTACTGGAGATGGAACCAGAGAATTTGTTGCTCCTAGCGGCAGCGTTGGTTTTAGTATTCGTAGAAGTGTTGCAACAGAAGGTAATGATGCTACTTTAAGGGATCCTGCCTCTGGATCATACAACTACAATGCACCCGGCGCAGATCGATATAAGATTGATCTCAATCTTGGATTTGTCACCGACATCTCAACTACCAAAAACTTTATAGAACTTGTTAGATTTGATATTGGTAAAGTAATTTTCAAGACTCTCTATACAGATTACGCAGAATTAGAGAAGACTCTTGCAAGACGAACATATGACGAATCAGGATCATACACGGTAAAACCATTCGAGATTGACTTACGAGAACATCTTAATAATGGAAGCAACCGTGGAGTTTATAGTTCAGATCGTGGTGGTGACTCCTCCAAACTTGTCTCTGTGTTACAACCAGGCAAGGCCTATCTTTATGGATATGAATACGAAACACAATCACCCCAGTTCTTGGATGTTAATAAGTCAAGATCTACTTCTACATCTTCTCTAACTAAGTTACCCGGTGCAAAATTAGGAAACTACTTTGTTGGAGTTGAAGTTGATATTAATGGAGCAGGACCAACTCCAGTTGGTTCTGGTACTGAATGGCAAGGCAACAGATCATTCTTCAGTACCCTTTTAGTTGAAGGTGACAATATAATAAAGTCATCAAGTCCTGTTCAACTTTGGGATGATGCTTTTCAATTAATTGGAACTGCTAGGGTTCATGCATTTAAGAGAGAAGACGATGCATTGAATCTTTCTGGTATGGACGCAGAGGATGTTTGGCCACGGCCTCATGACGGCAACGGTATTCTAGACACCAAATATGTTTATAGAATGTACGTCGAATCGTTTATACCCGGAGGTAGTTCGCAAGCGACACTCTCAACTGCAACATATATGACACCGGGTCTATTCCGTGAACCAGCGAATATTTTGAATAATGATTTTCCAACTCTCAAATTGATCCGGAACATTTCCGCAACAGACACCGATCAGACATTACGAGATATTAAAAACTCGGGATTGGTATTTGAAGTTCCACAAGGCAAAACAGTAAAATCAATCGATCAATTGAGATATGTTTACTCAAGATCCCAGATAATCACAACAGACACAAATAACGTAGCAACGTGGTCTCTTTCTATTACAACAGATCCCGATGGTGTGCATCAATTCTTCAATGAATCTGGTGATGAAATCATCACAAATAATGATGACTATATTCTCATGGCAAGGCCCGGAGATGGATTACCATATGAAATAGTAGATTACTATTATCAGGATGTTTCGAGTAGACCTGTTTATACCAGATCCTCAGACGGAAAAACTCTGACAATAAGCATCCCAACGGATGGTAACGAGGAAAACGAATACTTATTGATTGCTCCAATTGTTGCACAAGATAAGGGTGCTGCCGATGCAAACATCACTTCACCCACAATCAGAAGTAAAACATTCACAAACAATTTCCAAGAGTTTATTTCTACGGATTGTAGGAACGAAGGTACTGCTTTAGATCCAATTTGGTATGTCGAAATGAATAAATTTGATGTTAATAAAGTAACCCACATGAGTGGGGGTGAACCGTCCGACTTCCTGTTTGATGACGGGCAGAGAGAGACTCGTTATATCAACGGAAAATTGTATATCAAACCAGAGAAGTTTAGCACATACGTTACTCCGGATGAAACCAATCCATTTAATGGAGTATTGAATGCTCCAATCGGAGTAACATACGATTACTTCCAACACAGTGGAGCGGTTGGTCCGTTTACTGTAGAATCATATGCTGGCATTACTTATGGTGACATTCCTCTGTTTGCAAGTAATAGTTTAGGTAAAACAACTTCACTTGCATCATGTATCGATTTCCGACACAGTGGTCCTGTGAGTAACGAACTTGGTACTCATGTTATTCCAGAAGATAATCTGGTGAGTATAGAAGAATCACACACATTCTACCAAGCAAGAATTGATAAACTTGTAGCAAGACAGACCTTTGGTGATGATATTAACTTTGATATCATCGAAGGTGTACCTGATCTTTCACCAGTTGCACCCGCAGACAGACCTGATTCAATGACTCTATACACCATTGCCTTGCCGCCGTATACGCATAACGCATCAGATGTTGCAGTTAAGTATATCGAAAACAATCGATACACGATGGCGGATATTGGTAAGGTTGAGAAGAGAGTTGATGATCTAGAAATTTACACCAAACTATCCTTGATCGAAAATGAAATCGAAGCAATGGATATAGAAAAGAGTACGGAACCCGGTGTTATCGGAGAGAAGGTCGGGATCGTAGTGGATACATTCGCGGGACATGGACTTGGTGATGTTGCAGACAACAAATATGCTTGCTCCATCGACTACGAAAATTCTACTCTTAGACCTGGATTTGCAGAAACAAACCATGCTCTTGATACCGCAACATTAGTAATCGGCGATAATCTACAACAATCAAGTGATGGACTTATCCACTCAAAGATAACAGACACCCAATCGATTGTATCTCAACCTCTTAGTAACGGATTCATTTCTGTCAATCAGTTTGATTTGATTAACTGGATTGGTCGTTTAGAAATCGATCCACCATCAGATCAGTGGTTCTCCACAACAGTTCGTCCAGTCGTGAAGATTAATGACATAGGTTCGAATGATAACTGGAAGGTTAACAACTTTAATGATTCCAGAGGATTTGGAACTCAGTGGAATGAATGGTCTAGTATTTGGTCTGGTATTGAAAACATCGACGACAAACTACAGAATGTTGTCGGTGAGCGATTCCTAGAACAAGCGAGAAGAGTAAACTCTGACATATTCATTGCATCCCGAATCGAGAAGAATGTTTCTTCTGTATCAAACATCGCAAAGACTATAGATCAAAGAAAGTCTAGACTTAATATCAGACTGGGTAGTGTTCCTGATACATTAAAGAAACGAGTAAACGATAAGATCATCGATGTGAGTGTCGTGCCTTTTATTAGATCTTCAACACTGACGATCAAAGCAGAAAATCTAAAACCAAATTCAATTTTAGTCCCATTCTTTGATGGTGATGATGTGAGTCAATTCTGTACTCCTGATGGTGGTTCTCTCGGTAACACAATCCAAACTGATTCTTTCGGTAAAATTACCAATCTGAAGTTTGCCATTCCACCGAAGAAGTATCTGACTGGTGAGAAAGTCTTTAGACTCACTGACTCGTCAACAAATACCGCCGCAGATGCAGAGACTTCAGCAGAAGGAGTCTTCTATGCACAAGGTGTTCAGAATACAACGGATACCACATTCAGTGCTACTCGTCCAATTGTTCTTCGAAGACAAACAGTAACTAGTGAAAAGATCGTCCGTGACGTATACACTAGAGAAGACTCTCTGAACTTATCATTAGAAACACAATGGATCGATCCATTGTCACAGATCTTTACAGTGTCTCCGAATCTTTATTCGAATGGCGTTTTCTTAAATGATATAAATCTATACTTTTCTAGTAAGTCTGAAACCTTACCAGTAACAATACAGATTAGACCAACTGTCAGTGGTTATCCATCTGCTTCGTCGATCATTCCTTTCTCAGAAGTTACTCTCTATCCTAGTGAAGTTATAATTGGAAACGATGCTCCAAGTGCAACAAACTTCAAATTCACCTCACCAGTATATCTACAACCCGGAAACTATTCACTAAGTATAGTTTCCAATACAGATGACTATAAAGTTTATACAGGTAATATTGGTTTGGAAGATTCTCTGACTGGTAATATTATAACTAAACACCCAAATATGGGAAGTCTTTTCTTACCACAGAATACGAATGTCGCAGAGGAAAATACCTCAACTTCAATTATGTGTGAAATTAATCGATGCGTGTTTACTACTGCACCGGGAACTCTTCAAGTTGATTTGTCGGAACCTGGCGTGACTACTAACGTCAACCTCACAAAAATTATATCGAACGAATTAATTTTACCGAGTACATCAGTGGTTCATAAATTGACGTTTGGAACTTCATCCACTACATTCCAAGTACCACAAAACCAAAACTACTCGTTCTCAAGCAGTCAACTTATTCCTGCCACGGGTGGATCTCCCGAGCAACAAACGACACATACAATTGAGTTTTCCAATCCATCTTCTAGCACTATAACTCCTGTTGTTGATACCAAAAATCTTACTCTTATTACCGTGGAAAATATAATCAACAACGCCAGCGGTGGTGGATCATACACACAAGAAAATTATACAGACTCTGCGGTTGCTAGGTACTTGACTCGTTCAATCAAACTCCAAGAAAACGGAGATGATGTCCGAGTAATGTTAGATCTTAATCGACCAATTGGTACATCAGTTGAGGTATATTGTCGAACATTATCACCCACAACATACAAAGAAATTGCAGAAGAACCGTTCTATCAATTAGAACAAGTAAATGAAGTAACAGAAACAGACAATCCATTCGAGTTTGCAGAAACAAGTTTTAAATTATTAAAGTCAGTCGATTCTTTCTCAACCTTACAGGTTAAGATTCTCATGTTCTCTGGAGATACCTCGGTTGTACCACAAGTTAAAGATCTTCGAGTGGTGGCATTAGCATGATGGGGAAAACTGATAATAAAAATTATGAACGGGATTTGGAAACTGGTGCTTTAATTCTTGTTAATAAAACAAAATTGAATCGAGCATTGGAAACAAGAAGGCAGAAAAAAGACATACATAATCTAAGGCAAGAGGTAGATTATCTCAAAACTCTGCTTAGTGATTTAATCAAAGAGGAAAACTAATAAATGTCTACCGGACCACAGTTTAACACATACGAAATTACAGATGTTTCGTTGGGTGATACCTTCCAAGAGTGGAGAAGAATTACCAACGAAGATATCATCGACAAACTAAACAGACTAAAATTGTATACTGGAATTTCTGCTGATGGTATTTCTGTTGGTGTTGATGTCAATGGTGTTTTTGCAGTAGAACACTCTGGTTATGTTGAGAAGGGTGTTACGTTCGGTGGAGAGGTTACAATCCTTGGTCAAATGACCACGGTGCATTCAACCAATGTTACTGTTGCAGATTATAATCTAGTTCTTGGTGGAACGTATGAGAGTGGCGGAACTGGTTGTAGTGCAGACTCAGAAATTTTAACTGCCGGTGGTGGTGGTATTATCATTGCAAGAAGTGATGGTCCCAGTGCTGGATGGTTATGGAAACCACATCAAGTTGGTACATGTGGTCACACTGGTGCGTGGACAACAAACGAAAATATAGAATTTGGTGATGGTAAAGGCCTGGTTACAGGAACTGCTGGTAATCTTCATATTGGTGGTGGTGAATCATGCGAAGTCATGATCCTTGGATTCACTGCGTCACCCGGACATACTAACTCCGGTGGGATAACTAGAAATCATCGAAGTGTTTCTCTTCAGTATGACAATACGACACTAACAAATCCCGTCGATATTGCTGAAATTTCGGAAGATGGTTTTGCACACTTCTTCCACGGTATTAATAAGAAGAGAGTAATCACATCTTCTGCCCACGGTCTTTCCTTTGGAATGCCAGTGAGACCAACCGGAGATGGGTTTACTGCGGCATACGCTGCAAATAAAGCAGAAGCAGAAGCAGTTGGTATAGTTTCGGATGTGATCGACGACACGACATTTGATATCACGTTCCAAGGTGAAGTGAGAGGTAACTTCGATAAAATCATCGACAATGTTGCTGTCGGGTTTACCTTAGAAATTGGTAAAGCATACTTCCTCTCATCTGGTGCTACAGGAATGCTTTCTCAAAACCCACCAGTTGATTCTCAGGTTGGATTCGTAAGAAAACCAATGATGATTGGTATCACTGGAGATACAGGATTCGTCGTAAGTTATGTTGGTGGTGAAATTGCAGAGTCCATTGAGACTGGTGTGGTTGCACAAGGAAACCGACTTCTTGTTAATCAGGAAAATCACGGATTCACCGTTGGTGATGTGATGAAATTTGATACGGGTGTCACAAACTCAGCACAACCTTTTGGTACTTATCAAAAAGCACAAGCAAATAGTGAAATTGACGCTGAAACACAAGGAATTATTAGTGAGGTTGTGACTCCTGCTTCTGGATCTTCTGATGCATTTTATCTAACAAACTCAGGGTGGGTTGATCTTGTAGACGGTCCCCACACATATGAAGCGGGAAGAGTATATTTCTTGACCCCAAATACTGCTGCTGCATCGTCAAGCAGTCTTGGACTTGAGTATCCAAGAACTCTGGGTATGGTTAAGAAACCAATGTTCATTGCGACATCAAACACACGGGGTTTGGTTCTTTCATATGTTGGCAGAAGAATCACCACAAATACTGCACCACCGACTGGACCGGGTTCAGATGCAGAAGAGACCGGAACATTAACAGGTAAGACGTTCTTCCCAACCGAGGGACAAAAAGTAACTAAACTGATGTTCAAGCACGCAACACCAACTGTTCCCTTGCCATTCTTAGCATCAGGAACAAATCCGTCTCCGTATGATGATGCAATCTCGACATATGAAAAGTTCAGAATATTCTTTAGTCAATCAACAGAAACTTCTGATAATACCAGTCAACCAAATAATGTTGAGTATAATTATACAAACAACACAGGCGCCTGGACAAGCATCCATGACTACTTCACAAAGATAAAACCACCAACAAATGCCACGCATATGATGGTGAAGATTTACATAAAGCGAAGAGGTATTGGTAGGTTTGAAGAAGTTTATGCTGGTGTTCCAAATGCGAACTTCCCAATCAATTTTGAAACTACTGAAAATATCGCCA